AAGCAAGGCCGGCCCTTAGCAGCATGCCGAGTCATGAAAGCAATTTGATGCGGACGCAGCCCAACCTTTAACCCCTTGGCCACCACTTTTAATTCAACCAAAACAAAGCGATCCCCGACACCCACCAACATGTCAGGAATGCCAAGGTTCACGCGATTCTCAATGCGCTCAATGCTGCAGTTGACAAGGCCGGCTTTGACCCTAGCCGAAAACCTAGCTTCAGGTGTCATCTGATCCCCCCAAATCTCGCTCAAAGATGTCAAGCGGAGGCTGCTCCACTCCCGCGTCGAATTCAGGATCTCTTTCACGTGCTGCACTTTCAATCACCACTCCGGTGTCCGCATCGATCAAGGCAGTAGGCGGTGGGCCACCATACAGCTTTTTAAGCTCGTCAAGCTTGCGCTGCACCTCTTCCTTGCTCATGCTATCAATCGTGCCATGGCGGATCTCTTTGCGCTCCACATAGATCGTTCCCAAGGCTTGGCCCCTACGATACTCTGCTTGGACGGCTGCAGCAAATGCACCGGCATCCAAAGCTTTGTCGCGAATGGTCTGCAAATCGCGCATATGGCGCTCATAGGACGTGTTGTACTTGGAAGCCAATTCAGCACGATAAGCCTGAATGGCCGCTACAACGTGCGGATTGATATCAGGGTGGGTAAGCTTCCATGCCATTACAGAAGCGCTGGTGGCCTTGTATCCGGCCCTTATGGCTGCCTCTTTCATGGTCACCCGTCCATCGCCACTCACAAGCTCGGTAACAAAGGTCCATTCCTTAGGCGTGAGCTTCCTGCGCTGCTGACGCAACGGGGCCACTTCTGTGGTCATGCGCTTGCGCGCTTTGTCCGGCATAACCGGTGGAACGTTGTAGACGTCTTTCTTGGCCATTAGCTGATTCTCCACAAGCGCCAACCATTGTCCACCTTGCGCAGCGTGAACACCCATTTGGGCTGATGCACTCGTGTGAAACGAAGGGCAGCCACTCTGCAGCTTTCAGCCTGCTTGCGCACGCCAAACAGGATGCTGTCGCCCGCTTCCATTTCCCCAAAAGGATATTTGGATCGATTGGTTGGCAGGGCTATTCCCTGATCAATGTGTACCATGCTTAACTCCTGTAAAAGAACTACCACGAGTATATCGAGTGTCGCCCCAAGAGTCAATCGCCAAAAGCAAATCGAGCTCCCTATAGAACTTTTGGAGGGTATAGTGTGTTTTTATTTTTTCAGAATTCATCTCGCGGAGCCCCCCTAGAAAAATTACACTGAATCTCCAGACGTAATTTGCCGAATGCTCGTAACGTATTGATTTCATTCAGTTCTTACACCATTACGTCTATTACGTCAAATCTCACAAAATAAAAAATAAAAACACCTCTTACCCCTAAAAGGTCTATAGCGATTAAACCTTAGTATTACTTTTTGGCCCATTTTCACCCCTTTTTGACCCTCGGTCCTCGGTCCCCAATCAACCCAACCCCAACCACTGTATATCCACCCAGTACCATAATGCATCACACTAAAACCCCAAAACTTAGGGAAAACCCCTAAGAAATAGTACATTGCAAGTAATTGACCTAACTAGATAAAAGCATGATAATAACCCTGTCCACTTAGATAAAAGACGGACAAACACCATTAACAAAGAAAGGATAGTGATATGACTAAACAGACGGACGCTACGGATAAAGACATTGGACAAATCATGGACGATGCGCAGGTTTTGCTTAACTTCTGCTCAAATACTTTTGTCAAACCTGCTGACGCGTGGTTCGCGTGCCTTGTCTCCTCAGCCATTTTGACAGCAGAATTGAGTGTGCCCTTGGAGAAGTTTTTGGAGGGTTTTGAGCATGCGTACAACGATGCGATGAAGGCCAAGAATGCGATGAAAGGACCCTCTTATGATCACTAATGCGAATGATTTCATCTCTGTCAACCGCATTAATCAGCGTTTGACGCCATTTAACACGGGGAAGGTGCAGATTGGTTTGTTGTACCAACTGCCGCCGCCTGTGATGACGGATTCTGAGGAGTTGATACAAGCGGCGTTGTTGGGTACAGGCTCGATACACAGGGAGCCGCCTTTGTGGCCCGTGATCCTTGGCTCGTGCCTCTTGGCAATTCTTTTAATATATTTTGTGGGGTAACCATGTACGAATTCTTGTATGAATGTGATGAGCTTGGATTGGCGCTTAAGTGCTTCTTTGAGTATGAGCCGGCGGAAGTTGGATCTGTGGAGCCCATGTCTGGGATGAAGTTGGAGCCGGACTATCCAGAGGTGTGGACTCTTGTTTCTGTGTTCTTGCCTAACAGTTCTGTTGACTTGAGCGGGGTTTTGCATCCGGATGTGATTTTTCGGATTGAGCAGGATGCGCCTGTTTATTTTGAAGAGATGAGGAACGTTGTATGAAAAATAACCGGACATTTGTGAATGAGCCCGCGTTTCCGAATGAAGGGTTTAACGGATGGGGCGAACCATTCCAAGGGATGGATTTGCGTGATTACTTTGCTGCAGCCGCTATGCCTATGGCTATCCAAGAAATGAACGAGGCGGAGTCATATGACCTAAATGATGCTGCGTGTATGGCCTACCACTATGCAGATGCAATGATGCAAGCAAGGCAGAAGGAGAATTTAAATGACTGAAGATCCAAAAATATTTCTTGAGTTGGGCTATAAGCTTGGCAAAACAGAGATTGCGTACAAGGCAACGGACAAGTTGCTGCTTGCCGTGCTGATGGGTGATGTTGACCCTATGCAGGCCATGATTGATCGGATGAAGATCAGGGATGAATACCATGACCAATCTTGAAGACTACAGGCCGCAGGCAGACCGCCCTGATTGCCACAAATGCGTGAACCGTGATCCTTTGCCCATGACCCATCACATCCAATGCTTGGAGACCAAGGCTTTGATCTCTGGCAATGCTCGGGCAGCGCAGAAGGGTTGGTTCCATTGGCCGTGGAACTTTGACCCTATTTGGTTGGAAGAGTGCAATAAGTATGAGGAGAAGCCATGACCATACCCACGTTCACTGCTTACGAACATAAGATTGTCTACGAGAACCCCAAGTGCATCACCGAGGGCTTGTTGATGTACCGCGAGGCCACCATTGAGATCAATGCCAAAAGCATGGGGCAAGACTTTCTCCAACGCCTGATGTACCACATGGGCGAAGGCCACATTCAAGTCAAGGTAGCACGCATGAAGGAGCAAGCATGAAAGAAGTGATGCTTTTTTTGCTGTTTATTGTTGCGTCAAACTTCTTTTTCAGGGGTGAGCCAACCCTTTATGACTTGTTGCACGAACGTGCCATTGAAGCGGCATCAAAGGAGAAGAAATGAAATACAACGCAGAACAAGTAGCCTTTATGTTGCATGAGGCGATAGATGAAAACCGTGAGTACAAGTCATGGCACTGCAGTACTCAGCACCTGATGGCCCTTGTTGAGCGGGTCGTTGCCGAGGAGCGTGAGGCGTGTGCCCAGTTGTGTGAAACCATAGGCAATACACAAGCCAACATGAATGCGGCATGGCGCAATGGATGCCGTGATGCGGCTAATGAAATCCGAGCAAGGGGACAAGCATGACCAGAGAAGACAGATTAGACGCATTTGCGATGGAGGCCATGAAGGCCGCGATTATGCATAAGGGTATTGTGAACAACCATTTCTTGGCTGCTGTTGCATATGACATTGCTGAGGAAATGCTCAAAAGAAGGCACTTGGTCCTTGAGCAGATGGTCTTGGGCGATATGCCATCAATGCTTGTTGAGGAGCTCGAGTTGACGGTGAGGACAAGCAATTGTTTGAAGGAGGCGAAGATTTTTACGATTGGTCAGTTGCAGCAGTGGACTGAGAACGAGCTTTTGAGGCTGCCGAATTTGGGCCGAAAGAGTTTGAAGGAATTGATTGAGCAATTGCAGGCGCGTGGGTTGAAGTTGAGGGTAGAAGCATGGACATCCTGATTTACACCAAGAGCAACTGCCCCAATTGCTTGGCAGCCAAGATGGTATTGAAGATACAGGATTTGCCGTTCAGGGAAATCAGTGTGGACATGGAAGAGAACAGGGTGCTGTTGATGAAGGAAGTTGCGAAGGCGCGCCAGATGCCGCAGATTTTTATCAACGGTCAGCGGGTCGGGGGCCTTGCAGGCTTGCAGGCGGCGCTGAAGCAAATCAAGGGGCAAGCATGAACAGAAACGACATTATCCGAATAGCACAAGAGGCGGGGTTGCATATTGCAACCGATGTGAGTTGGATGCCCATCATTGGCCTTAAATACGCAGAGAAGTTTGCCGCCCTTGTGATTGCCAACCACCCACCGCAGTCATACATGACATGGCAGGAGGGGTACGAGGCAGGCAAGCAGGACGAGCGTTCTGCGTGTGAAGCCCTGCATGAC